GGGTATATCTAAGCCGCTAATATACCCGGAAAGTTCCGGGGGTTGACAGCGCACCCGCACAACAAAAAACAAAAAACAGGAATTGACAACCTACACCGGCTACAGGCAAAAACTCTCGCCCTCAAGTCCACCCACCGGCAGCCACCCGACGAACCGACCGCGAGCGGGGGTTCATCCCCGGCGGGTAGCGAACTTGTAGGCCCATGCCGGACACCAGACCTTTGGTGCCGAGCGCCAGATACTGCAAACCATCGGCGAGGTCAGCAAAGGGGCGCTGCGTCTTGTCGGGAAGTGGTGCGAGGACGCCCTTTGACGACCGCGCATACTTGTATTCCGACGCCATAGCCCGAACGAGCATGGGGCAGCGTTCGCCATCAATCAAAATCGCCCCGCGCCCGCCCACCTGCCGGGTGAACAGTTCGTCGACAGCGCGCAGCCGGGGGTCGATGGCGTTGGTGGGGGCCAACACCGCCGCCAACCCGAACCGATGGAGCGCCTGTAATTGACTTTCTTCCGTTATACTCGACCGGCGCGCTGCCGAAGGGTCAACAATCGCCACCACCGAGCACGACGGATAACGCGAAGCCAGCAAGGGTCTCAACTGCTCCGACCAGAACAACTCCAGCCCGATGCCCTCGCCGTATTCCTCGTCCATCACCATGACGGTGCCAGCAACGTCGATTTGCCCGATGACGGCGGCGGCGTGCCGGTCGGTGTCGAGGCCGATAAGCACCTGCCGACCCGGCAAAATCCGAATCCGCGCCTTCGACACGTGCATATCCCAAGAAAACGCCTGAAACACCGCCTGACCGCTGACGTCCTGCCCGTTCTCCCCCATGATGTTGACGCGAATCCACTCGTCGGTGGCCCCCGCCATGAGGCGGTCGTAGTAGCCCACGACCTGCCACTGCACATTCTCGGCGTCCGGGCCGATACCCGACGGCTGCCGGAAGCACTCCCAGCCCTCTGGCCGCTCGATTTCGATGGTCTGGTGGTGCGCCGACCCGTTCGGCCACGGGTTCGTGACGGCGATACCCCCTGACCACGAGGGTTCGACGCCGCCCGCCGCCAGTGACGGATAGCGACCGCACCGGCCCAAGGCGTCGGTGATAATCTTCATATCGAGCACGCGGAGTTCTTCCAAGAACACCCCGGTCAACTGCAACGACAGCAGCCGCCGGACGTCCTTGGGTTCTTCAAGGGGAATCAGGAGCCAGTCCGACTGCACCCGCGTGCCATCGGCCAGCGGGAAGTCGAAGCGCACCATGTTATCCGACACCCGATGCACCGCCAGCGGCCCCAAATAGGCCAGAATGTCGGGAAGTGTCGTCTGTTTGATTGACGCTGACGTGTTGCGGATAACCCCCCACCGGGTCGGGCGAATACCCGCAGCGTTCGGCGCTTGCTCGACCGAGCGCCGGAACAACTCCATGATGGCTGCCGTCGACTTGCCCGACGAAATAGGCCCGACGACCACCCGGAAGAACGCTTCGGACTGGTGGAAGCGAGCCAACGTCCTGCTGGCTACATAGTTGGCGAGCACTATTCGGACTCTTCGGAAGCATCGTGGTCGGTGTCGTCGTCACCAATCAGGTAATCTTCCGGGTTGAGCAGGAACCCCCCGTCGGAGTCCTCGGCGGCGACGTCCACAACTTCGCCACCAACCTGCACCCCGACGACGTTCCCGCCACCCAAGTCCATCGAGATGGAGATGGCCACCCCGCCAGCGGCCCCGCCGCCAAGCCCGCCCGCCCGCGTCTCCGGGGGCTGCTCGACCCCGGCCATCTTCGCCAGCGCCGTGAACGCCGCGACGCGCTGCGACAGCGGCTGCACCGGAGAGATGACGGATGCGTGCAGGAACGGCAGCGAGTCCTCGACCAGCGCCCCGGCCTTGGCCTTGACGCGCAGCGACAAAGACTCGCGCGACCCCCACGCCTGCCGGGCCTCGACCAGCATCTGCCGGAACACCGGCAGCGCCGAAATCATTTCAGCGTCGGCGCGGGTCGTCACGCCGTTGTCGCGCCAGACGTCGGCGGGGTTCCGCAGTCCGGCTGCCAACTCCCCGACCAGCGACGCCAGCCGCAGCGCCGGGTAAGCGGCCTCAAGGGGTGCGTTCGCTACCGATGCTACTGTTGCCATAGCACACAAATACCCTTAACAACGAACCTATGGCAAGCGCAGTCCCAAGGGTCTCTCCCAAAGTCGCCCGGCGACAGACGACACGCGACCGCATCGCGCGGGAAAGCCGCCGCGCCGACCAGACCATCAGCGAACTTTCCAGCCCCCACGAGGAAGGCCACGTCACCACCAGCCCGCTGGGCGCGCACGTCCGCCGCCAGTTCGACGCCGCCCGGCGCAGCCGCGACAGCACCGGCATAAGCGAGCGCCTGCTGCACTGCCTGCGCGCCTACAACGGCGAATACAGTCCCGTCCAACTCACCAAGATAGCCAGCTTCGGCGGCTCCGATGCGTTCTTGCGGCTCACCGCCGTCAAGTGCCGCACGCTGGTGGCGATGCTGTCCGAACTGTATCTCGGCAACGACCGCCCGTGGGAACTCGCCCCGACGCCGAACCCGACGCTCCCCGACGACATTGTTGCCGCCGTCGGCACGGTCGCCCTCGCCAGCGACGAGCCGGAGCAGGCCCACCAGCAACTCACCAAAGAGGCGAAGGCCATCGCCAAACAGAAGGCCGTCGCCGACGCCAAGTCGACGTCCGACACGCTCGATGACGCGCTCTACGAGGGCGACTTCTACGAGGCGTTCAAGGAGTTCCTGACCCACTTCGCCCAATACCCGTTTGGCGTCCTCAAGGGGCCGTTCTACCGGCACACGCGCAAAATCCGCTACGTCAACAAGCGCCCCAAGGTTGTTGTCGAGCCGCAGCAGTTCTGGTCGTCGCCGAACCCGTTCGACGTCTGGCTGTCGCCCGGTGTCGCCCGCGCCGGGGACGGCGACGTGTTCGAGCGCGTGCGCTATTCGCGCGCTGACCTTGAAGCCCTCATCGACTTGCCGTTCTACGACGGCGTTGCGCTGCAAGCCCTGCTGGCCCGGCACCCCGACGGCTATGACGAACCCCTGCTGTCGTCGGTCGAGGAAGCGCGCAAGCAAGAGGAAGCGCGCGACGATATGTTCGCCAGCCAGTCGAACCTCTACGACGTCATCGAGTTCCACGGCTTCGTTCGCGGCGATATGCTGATTCTGGAACCGCTGCTGTCGGGCCAGCTTCCGCCGGAGCCGAACCCGACCCCGGTGGACAAGCCGCTGCTGTCCCGGCACGTGTCGATACGAATGTTGGCAGGCGTCATCATCTCGGTCAATTACAACCCCGACCCGCTCGAACGCCCGATTTACCATATCTCCAGCTTCGAGATGGTTCCCGGCAGCGCCTATGGGCGGGGGCTGCCCGAAGTGCTGGTCGACGCGCAGGGGCTGGCCAACGCCGCGCTGCGCGCGCTCATCAACAACATCGGTATGTCGTCCGGGCCGATGATTGGCCTCAACACCACCGCGCTGACCGACACCGAAAACACCGACGAAATCTTCCCTTGGAAAATGTTCCGGTTCGCGCCCGACCCGGCAGCGCCTACCGCCACGCCGATGGTGTTCTTCCAGCCGCAGGACAACAGCGCCGGGCTGCTGGCGACGCTGGAGAACGCCATGCGCCTCGCCGATGAGGTCAGCGCCATCCCGCGCTATGCGTCCGGCTCCGAGCGCGCAGGCGGTGCCGCGCGCACGGCCAGCGGCCTCGCGCAGCTACAGGGAAATGTCGCCCGTCTGGTCAAGCACATCGCGGGCAACGTCGACGTTCATATCCTCGCGCCCGTGCTCAAGCTGCTCTACGACATGAGGATGCTCGACCCCGCCGACACCATGTTTGAGGGCGACGAGACCATTCGCCCGCTGGGCGTGCAGGCGGCGCAGAAGGCCGAGACCGAACGGATGCGGGCGCTGGAGTTCCTTGGCGTCACCAACAACCCGGTGGACGCGCAGTTGATGGGGCCGGAAGGGCGCATCCATCTGCTCAAGGAAGTCGCCACCAACCTTGGGTTCGACCACAGCGCGCTCGAAATCATGTTCGACAAGCGCCTCGCCGACCTCAAGAAACAGGGCACCGACCCGACGGCGAATCCCACGGCCAACGGCGACACGTCGCAGGCTCCAAAGCCCGCCGATGGCCCGCCGGGGGTGGCCCAACCCATTGAAGGGATGGCGACTGTGCGCCCGCCGGAGCAGATAGCCAACGCCACCATGCCGGGCTGACGCGCGTATCAATACGGCACTTGTCGGGGGTCTGTTTGCAGCGTATCAATACGCAGTATTTCAGCACCCAATGCAGGAGTCCCCCGATGCGGAACGCCGAACACCTGAACCCGATGACGCAGAAGGTGAAGAACATCAGCACCGCTGCTGACTACGGCACCCGCCCGTATGGGGTTCGCTCCAGCGCAGGCGGCGGCAAGCAGTTGGGTGCGCCCATCGGCAAGGGGTTCCCCGTCACGGGCGAAGGCAACCCCAAGGCAACCGGCGGTCGCTTCGCCAAGGTGCCCGCCATGTCGGCCAAATCCAAGCGCAAGGGCTGACCCCGGTGGCCGCTGACCGCCACCCCATGCTTGGAAATGTCCCCGGCAAGGCTGCGGTCGCGGCCAAGACCACCACGACCAAGAGTTCCAGCGCCCCCAAGGGGTCGCGCGCCTTCAATGCGGCGTTCCGCGCGGCGCGCAAGGCCGGACGTGACGAGTTCTCGTTCGGCGGCAAGCGGTTCAACACCAAGCTGGCTCCCACCAAGACCACCACGACCACCACCAAGGCGGTCGCGGCCAAGCCCGCAGCGCAGGTCAGCCTGAATCGTCAGGGTCGCCTTGAGCCTGCGATGGGAACCAACGCCCGTGGCCAGCGCGTCCCGGCGACCGGCGACGTGAAAGACCGCGCCAAGGCCCGCACGTTCTTCGACCGCGCGCCAGCGACGCCAGAAGCGCGAGAGCGGGCGCGCAAGGCGCTCGACCGTGGCGGCGACTTCAAGGCGCGCTCCGAAGCGACGTTCCGGCGCTCGCTGGCAGAAGGCGTGCTGGGGGCCGTCGGTGGCCCGGCGCTTGGCGCAGTTGGCAAGGCCGCAGGCGTGGCGTCCAAGGCAGGCGCAGGGGTGCGCTCGCTGTTCGCAGCGGGCCTCAACAAGCCCGCAACCACCGCAGCCACCAAGGTCGCGGCTACCACCGCCACCAAGGCGGCTCCGGCAGCAACCAAGACGGTCTCCAAGACCGTGGCAGCAAAGGCCGCGCCAGCACCAGCACCGCGTCCGACACAGGCGATTCCGACCCGCGAGGCTCCGGCGCTGTCCACGCGCGCCCGGCTGAACACGTCGACCGCTGCGCCGCGCCCGGCGGCGACCACCACGCCGACTATCCGCAACCTTCCGGGGCGAACCCCGGAAGTCACCAAGACCACTCGCCTCGAAGGCACCAAGACGGTGACGCGCGGCGGCGAGCGCGCCGTCCCCAAGGCCGAGATGAAGGCGGCGTTGAAGGCCGAAAAGGTCGCCGACAAGGCAGCCCTCGCGGGCAGCGGCAAGTCGCCCGCCGAAATCGTCGCAGCGGCGCGCAGCCGGGGCATGATGCCCGCCAAGTCGGTCGCCAAGGCCAACGTCGTCGGCAAGCTGGCCGAAGTGACGCCGGGCACGTCGACTCGCGCCGTGCTGCGCTCCGGGACTGCCGGGCCAGCGCCCGGCGCACCGGCTGCCGCTGTGCGCTCCGGCGCAGCCAGCGAAGCCGCTGCCAAGAAATCGGCGGACGCGCTGGCCAACAAGGTCAACGCCGAGGCCAGCCGCCGGGCGAGCGTGCAGTCGACGTGGACGCGGCGGCAGGCCGAGCGCAGCCGCGCCGAGGTCAACAGCTACAAGGGGCCGGACGCCAAGGCCGAGGCTCCGACCAAGCGCACCCGCGCCCCGAACAAGCCCAAGGTTGACACGGCAGCAGTGGTGGTGAAAACCACCAAGACGCCCCGTCAGGGCGCACTCAACCTGTAGGAATTGCCCATGAAGAACCCCAAGCTGTTCGCTGGCTACCGCGTCGCGCTGCTGACCACCACCAGCCTGACGTCGCCGCAGGTCATCGCCGACCGCGTTGCGGCTTTCGCGGTGCCCTCGAAGTGAAGAACTTCGACCACCCGGCCAAGACGCCGACGCGCGGCCTCGCCAGCCCGACTGGCGGGCCGCAGACTTCGCCCATGTCGGGCAAAGCCCCCCGCACGTTCGAGCGCGGGAATCCGTCCACCTGCAAGCCGACCCCGGCATAGGAGCACCTGACGATGGCAACCAAGCGCCCAAACCCGTTCGCCGCTGGCGGCAACAAGACGTCGGCATCCGGCGCGCAGCACCGCGCCATGCGCGCCGCTGCGGCAGGTAAGGGCAACCTTGGCATCCCCAAGGCCGAAGCGCGCAAGCGTCTCGCCGGGGACAGCGCCATCGCCAAGAGCGTCAACCGCTCGAAGGCGACCAAGGGCAAGCGCCCCGGCCAGCACTGATGGGGTTACGCGGGGTGCCGTGCGTCCGGGGAGTCCGGCGGTCACTTGCAGCGGCCCGGCCCGCGTGCCTGATTGGGCGTTAGGTGCCGGGCCTGACCCCGGATTACCGCGCCGAGGAGTTCGCGCTCCCCTGCCAACTTCTGTCCGGGCTTTCCTCGGTTCCGACCGACCCCCTACAGCGTTGCCCCCACCATAACAGGAAAAACCGATGGGTGAAGTCGTATCGCTCGCCAAGCGCCGCGAGGAACAGTCCCCGCACGGTGCTGGCGACGTTACCTGCCCGGCCTGCAAGCACGAGTGGCGTGATGTTGCACCCGTGGGCACCGTGTTCTTCACCTGCCCGCAGTGCGCTTCGCACACAGCCCGGTGGAAGCGGCCTTTCGCGTCCGCCGCTGGCGACCTATTCTATTCATGCGTCCACTGTGACAGCGAGCACTTCTATTTCGTCGTCGGAAAAGGCGGGGCACAGACAAAGTGTTCTGGCTGCGGCTGCGACCACACGGAGCAAGTGCTGTGAGCAAGACTCCTGACCCCGCCCGATTCGTCGCGGAAACCCGGCTGTCGCAGGGGCGTTCGGAGTTCAATGCGTGGCTGGCTGAACAGGTGGAGAAAGAAACCCGCGTCGCCCTCTACAGCCGGGACACCGAGAGCCGCAGCGTGGCTGCCGGTCGCGCACAGGTCTGGCACGAGTTTCAAGCCCTGTTTGCGAGGCCATAAAACCTGTTGTCAGCCACACTGACAACGTAGTAATACGCGGGAATGGCAAAACCACTCTCCGTTGTTCGCGGCGCTGCCGCTGCTGATGCACTCATCAAGGCGCAGGGGGCACCCGCTGCCGTGCCGCTCGCGCCGCCCGCTGGCGACCCCGCCCCGCCTGCCGGAGACAGCCCCCCGAATCTGACCTTGGTTCCGCAAGACCCGCCGCAGGGCTTTGACCCCGGTGGCGACCCCGGTGGCGACCCCGGTGGCGACCCCGGCGACGGCGACCCCGGCGGCGACCCCGGTGCCCCGGTCGACTTCGAGCACCGCTTCCGCGTCATGGAAGGCAAGTATAAGGCCGAGACCGCCCGGATGCGTTCCGACTTGGCGGCTGCGAACGCCCGCGCCGACAACACCGCGACCCTGCTGGCCACGCTGGCAACCCGCCCGGCGGAACCGGCCCCCGCGCCAGCACCAGCCCCGGCCCCCACGCCGTCGCTGACGGTCGAGCCGCTGCGCCAGACCGAACTCGACGAGTTCGGCTCCGATATGCTCGATGCATCGGCGCGCTTCACGCTGGCCCGCGTCATGCCGGTCATCGACAGCCTGCGCGCCGAAGTTGCGCGCCTCACCGGGCTGGTCAACACGACCGCTGCCACCGTCAACACGACCGCAACGACCGTCGCCATGTCGGCGCGGGAGAAAATGTTTGCCACCCTCGACGCCGCCGTCCCCACTTGGAAGGCTATCAATGTCGAAGATGGCTTCCTGAATTGGCTTGCCCAAGAGGACACCATGTCGGGCCAGACCCGCCATACCCTCTTGAAGCAAGCCTTCGAGCGCAATGAAGCCGCCCGTGTCCAGCGGTTCTTCACTGCATATCTGTCGGAATCCGCTTCCGGCGGCGAATCCGCAAAGGGTGGGGGCGCAAAGCCCAACCCGCCGAACGCTCCTTCGGTGGTGACTCCTTCTGCGCTCGTTGCTCCGGGTCGGGGGCGTGCGGCTCCCGCTACAAGCACTCCGCAGGCGATGGAATGGACGCCCGCCCTGATAGCCGCGTTCTACAACGACGTGCGAAACGGGGTATTCCGCAACGACCCTGACGAGCGTGACCGCCTTGAGGCTGACATTTTCGCAGCCCAGCGCGATGGACGTGTCGTCGCAAACTGATTGACTTTTGAGGAGCAAACCAATGGCTTTCAATTCCGCACCTGCTACCGCTGGCCAGCCGCGCTACACGCCGGGTGGGCGTTTCCCCGTCCAGACCGCGCCGTCGCCTGCGCCAGACCCCAGCTACAAGGATGGCAAGTTCATCCCGGAAATCTGGTCGAACAAGCTGCTCGAAAAGTTCTATGATGCGACCGTTCTCGCGGCCATCTCGAACACCGATTACGAGGGCGAAATCCAGTCGTATGGCGACACGGTGCATATCCGCACCCGCCCGGACATTATCATCCGGGATTACGTCCCCGACCAAGGCTTGCAGGTCGACCGTCCGTCGTCCAACGCCGAAGCACTGGTCATCGACCAAGCGCACTATTTCAACCTCATCCTCGATGACATTTGGAAAACGCAGGCCGACCTCGACATGATGAACCTCTGGTCGGAAGATGCTTCCGAGCAGATGAAGATTCACGTCGACCGCAACGTGCTCGCCGGGACGGTCGTTCGCGCCAGCCCGATGAACGTCGGTGCGAACGCCGGTCGCATCTCGCAGGACGTCGACCTCGGCACCAGCGCCGCGCCGCGCCTTATCACCAAGGCCGACGTGCTGGAGTTCATCGTCGACATGGGGCAGGTGCTCGACGAGCAGAATATCCCGGAAACGGGCCGCTTCCTCATCATCCCGACGTGGGTGTCGTCGCTGGTGAAGAAATCGGAACTGCGCGACGCCAGCCTGACCGGCGACGGCACGTCCGTGATGCGGAATGGTCGTCTCGGCATCATCGACCGCTTCACGCTCTACTCGTCGAACCTGATGCCGTCGCCGGGCGTGCCCGCCGCGCACTACATGATGGCCGGGCATACCGTCGCCAACACGTTCGCGGCGCAGTTGACCGAGATGGAGCAGCTTCGCTCCGAGTTCACCTTCGGCTCGCTTGTCCGTGGCCTGATGGCCTACGGCTTCGAGACGGTGAAGGGCGAAGCCCTTACCGTCGGCGTCGTCGCCAAGGGCTGACGCGCACAGGGGGGCGTGGGGAAACTCACGCCCCCAACTGCGCCTATCGACACAGGTAGCGCGCAGCGATAATGTTCCACGTGAAACATCGGAGACTTTGATGGCCCGGCAGACAGCAACCCGCGCTTCGCGCCCCATGCAAATCAACCCCGGCGCACCGCCGCGCATGGTTCGCTACAAGCCGAACGGCCTCATCACCACATGGTCGACGCTGTTCCGCAAGGAACTCAACAACGTCGAGCCGTATTACCGTCCCGGAACGACCGACCGCGAGGAACATATCCTCGCCGTGCGCCGCTTTGAAGCCCAACAGGCGCTGCGCTCCGGCGACCCGTTCCTTGGTGGCAACCCCGGTGGCTCGGCGTTCGACGAGTCCCTGTATGGCACGGTCTCCGGCCCCGGCTTCGGCGACGCCGCGCAGTTGGACGACTGACATGGCGCGGACGGTGGCCAAAGCCATCGCCCAAGCCCGGTTCATCCTGCTGGATGAGCGGGTGCCGCACCGCTTCGCCGAAGAAACCCTGCGCGGCTTTGTCGAGCAGGGTGTCGAAGTGGCGCTGCGCCTGCGCCCCGACCTCTACGTTGGCACCGGAATGTGGGAGCCGCCCACGGACATGGCCCTGACGGACGAACTCCCCGCCGCTGTCGACCGGCAGTATTTTACGCCCTTGTGCGCCTATGTCGCCGGGCTTGCCGAGAGCCAAGACGACCAGTTCACGTCCGATGGGCGTCTGGCGTTCTTGCTGACTCGCTTCCAGACGTCCTTGCTCGCCACGGGGGTGTGATGAATTACGTCGGCTTCAACGACTTCCGCGACGCGCTGATGCCGCACCTGCCGGGGGCCAACCCCGAAGCGGTAAAGAGCACATTCCTGCTCCGGGCGCAGGACTTCTATCGCGGCTCGCGCTCGTGGCGCGAACTGCTCGGCGGGTTCGTCTTGCCCACCGACGGCCACCTGCAAGTCTGGCTCCAGCCGGTCGACGACAAGGCCGACATTGCCTATGTCGAGAACGTCTGGTGGGCCAATGCGGGGGAGCCGCAGGCGCTCGGCGGCAACGGGCAGCAGGTTCCTTGGCGCGTCAACAACGGCCACGACCTGCTCGTGTGGGCCGGGAACAACGACAACCCCGGCAGCAGGGTGCTGTGGGCCGAAGTGTCCTGCACGCCGACCGCGCGCCAGCACGACCCTTTGCTTCCCCCGCACGCGCTGACCCACCACCGGGACACGCTGGTGTCGGGGGTTCTGGCGGTGATGTTCGCCTCTCCGAAGAAACCCTACACCGACTTCAATTCGGCCTCGCTGCACGAGCGCCGCTTCGTGCAGGGAATCGCCAAGTGGAAGGCGACCACCGACCGGGGCTATGCGTCCGTGTCGCTCCGCGCGTCGGCGCGCGTTAATGTGCCGATGCGGTGATGGTCGAAGCCCAGCCCACCGCCGTCCTCACCGACGCCTTTGCCGCCGCCCTCATGCGCGGGCTGGCCGCGTGGCCTGCGCTGGTGTTCCCGACCGTGCGGGTCATCGACCGGCAAGACGTCGTGGTTGCGTCGGCGACGCTCACCGGGCTGCGCGTCACCGACGATGGGTCAGCGCACGCCGACCCGGTGTTTCTATCGAATTACACCCCCGGCGACAGCTTGCTCACGGTGCAAATCAGCAGTTCGACGCTTGGCGTCGTGCTCGTCTTGGAGATGGCGGAAACCCTCGTCACGCCTGCCGAACCCTTCTGGCTGACGTGGGACGCCCGTGGTATCTTCCGGCCATGATTGAGGTCATGGCCCCCTTTCGCCGCACCGGGCGGTTCTTCAAGCCGTTCGTCTGGCGCGATTCCAGCGCCGACGTCTCGTGCCTGTCCCCCCGTATCAATACGGCGGTTCGCGGCACTGACCGCGACACCGAAGTCGGGGAGCGCCGGGGATGCTGATTGACCGCCACCGCCAGTCCGCAGAGGACAAGCTGCGCTACACCGTCGACATGACCCGGTGGCTTGGGGCCAACGAGACTGTCGAGCAGGTTCGCCGTATTGATACGCAAGTCGACGTGTTTCTCACCGAAGAAATCGTCGTCGTTCCGACGAACCCGAAGCGGTTCACGTTCTTGGCCAGCGGCGGGCGTCCGGGCGTTATCTTCCCGGTGCGGCTGCTCGTTACCACCAGCCTCGACCAGCAGAAAACCATCACTATCGAGTTCAGCATCGGCAGGCCGCGCGGCTCGCCGATGCTGCCGCCCGGCTCCGTGCCGCCGCCAGTTCCGCCGGGCAACGGTGGCAGCCTCGACGTTGGCGTGTTCACGCCCGGCGACAACACTGGAAACTGCCCGGTCTAGGCTTGTGGAGATAGCGCGCAGCCGCTAGGCTTCGCGTGCTCGCAAATGTCGGGCGCGGGAGTGCCAGATGGCAAGCGATATTCTCCAGATTCTCCGGTCATCGGTTGCCCTGCTCCGGCCCCGCGACCGCTGCCCCGGCGAGATTTACGTCAACTTCGCCGACCGAATCTTCGGCGTCATCGGCCCCAGCGGCGAACCCATCGACATTGGGCCACTGGTGTTCACCACCGTCGCGGCGCTCGCCGCATACGACGCGGCCATTGCCCCGCCCAACGGCGTGCTGGCGTTCGCTGCCGACGCCTTTTACCTCAAGGAAGCCGGGGGCACAGCGACTGACCTGCCCGGCTGGCGCGAACTGGCGCTTGGCGGCGGTGGCGACCCCTACGACGACACTGAACTGCGCCAGCTTCTCGCTCAAGAGACACAGAACCGCATCGACGGCGATGTGAACGTCACCACGACGCTGATTGCCCAAATCACCACGGAGCGCGTGGCGCGCATCAGCGGCGACGAGGCGCTGGCGTCCGAAATCACCACGCTGACGGCCACAGTCTCCAGCAACGACACCATCACCAACGCTCGCATCGCGGAAGAACGCCTCGTCCGCTCCGATGCCGATAGCGCGCTGGCGTCGGAAATCGTGGCGCTGGAGTCCGAAGTCTCCCGCAAAGACACCGCCATCAACGCCCGTGTCACGACCGAGACGCAGGCACGCATCGACGGCGACGACGCGCTGGCCAGCCGCACCACCGTGCTTGAAGTGTCGCGGGTCATCGACCGGCAGGCGGGCGGCAACCTCATCGACAACGCGCAGGCAGCCGAGGACGGCACCGGCTGGGATATTGGCCCCGGCTGGAGCGTCGAGCCTCGTGTCACCGGCCCGTCGGCGTTTGCCTTCGTCGGGCGCGGCACGGGCCGGTTGGAAGCCAACGCGGGCGAGTATCGCCCCGTTCCGTCCAAGCGGCTCGACGGGTCTGTGTGGACGCTGAAAGTCCCCGGCACGGTCGGCACCTTCAACGTCCGGCTGGACTTGGGTTCGGCCATCGGCGAGCCGCTGGCCCCCATCGTGCTGCCGCTGGCTGCCGCGCCGGACGACATATTGAGCCGCGAGACGTTCGAGTTCGACCTTCCGACCGACGCCGCGTTCTATGCGCTGTCGTTCACCTGCGCGCTCACCGCCGGGTCGGTCGAAGTGCGGTCGCCATTCTTGGGATTCGCCGGAAACTTCGAGGCGACAGGCGACTTCGACGAACTGTCGGCGCGCATCACCGAGGAAAGCCTTGCCCGCGTTCAGGGCGACGAGGCGCTTGGTCAGCGCAGCGACACCATCGAGGTCGCGCTGCGGTCGGTGGCACAGTCCACCGCCAGCAACCTCATCAGCAACAGCGTGCTCGACACGCCGATTGGTTGGCGCTTTCAAGGCAACACCTATGCCGGGCCGCTGTTGCCGGTGTTCGGGCCGGGCGTGCCGTCGGCCAACGGCATCATCTTTGACGCGACCCCATCCGGCCAAAGTTTCGCCAACCCGTTCGACCCCATCGACGACGACGATTTCCTGCCGCTCATAGGCGTCGATGTGAATC